TGGTGGCCAAGCTGACGGCACCCACAATACCGACGCAAGCTATATGGGCATTGTCATGGCATTGTCTACGGATAACGCTCATACAACTGCATATGAACACGCAGACAGAAGAGTGGCTAAACAGGATCCACGAACCGGATGGGTTATCACCAGAGATACTGGGGAAACCAGCAGCTATGCCCCGACCACAAAAAAGAAATTGTTTAGATTTATTGCTCTTGACCATGGCGAATGGGCACATAGAAATTTAAAAGTTTCAGTAACTAATATTCGTGAATCGACTTTAAGCTCGGACCCATATGCAAAATTTGATGTTTTGGTTCGTGATATTAAAGATAAAGACAAATCAATTACTCTTATGGAAAGATTTAATAATTGTAATTTAAATCCAGATTCCGATAACTTTATTGGAAGAAAGATTGGTGATTCATACTTAGAATTTGATTCTACAAAGAGACGATTGGTAGAAAAGGGAGATTACCCAAATAAATCTAAATTTATAAGGGTGGATATTAACCCAACAGTTATTTCCGCACCAGATTCAAATGATTTACCATTTGGTTATTATGGTCCAATTAAATATAAAGATGCAATCTACGAAAAGGCCAGCATCGATAAGAGCCTTTCATCTGAACCCGTCGCAGCCAATGCTTCAATAATTCAAGGCAGAAGTTCAGTTACTGATAGTAATGAGAATAAGATTGTATTACCAGCGTCACAGATCGCTTCTGCATCGCTAATGTTTAAGTTCCCGCACCAACGCTTAAGACTATCATCTAGTCAAGATGGGCTATCTAACAACGGTCAGGCCTTCTGGGGTGCATGGTTTGGTAAGTCAGACACATCAACCACTTTCAACGAGTCGGTATTTGACTTTGCCCGACCGCTTGCCAAAGGTACTGAGGTGGATGCAGCGACTTCTAACATTACAGAATTCTCTTACATCTTCTCGTTGGATGATATTATATACACGCCAGCCAGCGGCTCTTACACTTACTTGAGTGGTTCAAGAGCTAGCGGCCAGTCGGTCACTGCATTGAGTGGTTCTTCTTACTTACTCAAGCCAACAACTGCGGGAGAATCGCCCGTCAACTCTTTCACCATGCCTTTAGTCGGCGGCACAGACGGCACAAATATCAAACATAAAGACCCGTTTGGGACAAATGCTTTAGGTTCCGGTGATGAATTGACAAATTATGCATATAACTCTGTAAAAGAAGTTATTGATTCAATTAAAGATCCTGAGTTTGTTTTATATAACATTGCAACAATGCCAGCTATTACGGCAAAGGGTTTGACTAGCCACTTGTTAGAAACAATTGAGGCGAGATCTGATGCATTAGCCATCATTGATTTGGATGACAACGGATTTACCGCTGCCCATGAAGGCTCATTGGGCAACGTTAAGCCGACTGTTGCTTCTCAGCCAAGAACGGTTGTAAGCACTCTAGAGGACAGGTCAATTAATAGTAGCTACGGCTGCGCTTACTACCCATGGGTCCAGATCCGTGATACTTTAAAGGGCAGCAGCGTATATGTTCCCCCAAGCATCCCAGCATTGGGTGCCATGTCTTACACAGACAGAGTTAAAGCACCGTGGTTTGCCCCGGCTGGCTTTAACCGAGGTGGACTCTCCAGCGGCGTTGCTGGTTTGCCAGTTATTGCTGTAACTCACAAGCTAACTTCTGGTGATCGTGATGATCTTTATGACGCTAACATTAACCCGATTGCTTCATTTCCAAATGAAGGTATCGTAATCTTTGGTCAGAAGACATTGCAACAAACCCGCAGTGCGTTGGACAGAATTAATGTGCGCAGATTGCTATTGCATGTAAAGAGAGGTATCTCGGCTATTTCAAACGATCTTCTCTTTGAGCCAAATGTGCAAGAAACGTGGGACAGGTTTATTGGTCGAGCCGAACCATTCCTACAAGACGTTCAAGCTCGATTTGGTTTGACAGCCTACAAGTTGATTTTAGATGAAACAACTACAACTCCAGATCTTATTGATCAAAATATCTTGTATGCTAAAGTGTTCTTGCAACCAGCAAGAGCCATTGAGTTTATCGCAGTAGACTTTGTAATTACTAACACTGGAGCATCTTTTGAGGACTAAAAGGAGATAAAAGAGTATGGCAGGAAATCCACTACCACCTTGGGCAGGCCCAAGTATTGAACCGAAAAGAAAATTTAAATTTTTAATGAGCATCGGTGAAATTCCAGCTTGGGTAATTAAAACATCTGGCCGTCCACAGTATACAGTTTCCAAAGGCGGAACTCACAATTACTTAGGGCACCAGTTTAAATTCCCCGGCCGGTTAAGCTATAACGACTTAACAATAACTCTTGTTGACCCCATCAATGTAGACGTCGCCGGGGAGTTCTTGAGAGTGTTAGAGAATGCTGGTTATAAAAGACCAAACCAGTGGACTGAAGATCCAAATAATTACCGTCTTACGTTTGCAAAACGAAAGTTTGTTAATAGTTTGGGTGAGATCTCCATTAAGGTTATTAATGCGGATGGACAAATTGCCGAGCGTTGGACTTTAAAAAACACTTGGATTTCACAGATTCAGTATGGTGATTTATCATACGACAGTGAAGACTTGTTGAACATTTCGGTAACACTCGTATATGATTACGCTCAAGTTGAAATAAACCAAGATCTTCTTGATGCTAATTAAAAATAAAACAATAATCTATTTATTGTAGTATGTCATTATTTTCTTCTTTAACCAGAGGTATTACGCCAAGGATAGGCTATCCTGAACAGAATAATATATCCAGAGAGCATATCTACAACGACTTGCAGCAGCAATATCGTTTTATTTTAAGCTTACAAGGCATCGATGCCGCATACGTTAAAGACGTTGAGCGCCCATCCTACACAATTAATACCAATTCATATAAGCTTTTAAATTGGGAATTTAATTATCCAACAACTTTAAAGTGGGCCAATGTTTCGTTTACATTGGTTGAAATATTTTCCCTAGACGCAGTGAATTCAGTTGCAGGCTTATATATGGATAAATTGTTAAAAACTGCATACGAACAACCAAGTGATTTAATGGGTCCAATCCATCAAAATACTTTCATTAAAGATTTATCAAAAAGAGATTTAACACAATCTCTCGGACCTGTTAAAATAAGAGCTATAAACCCAGATGGAGATACAGTTGAGGAATGGGAACTAAGAAATGCAATGGTTGTTGCAATGGCACCGTCACAATATAGCTACGATGGCGAGCTATTAACCACCATGCGCATTACTTTACAATATGATTGGGCAACTTATGATTATAAAGGTGCTGCCCCGCCCCCGACTATACCAGCAAGATAACAAACACAAATAGGTGAAAAATGAGAAATGATGAAAGAATGATGGCCCCGAACATGCCATCTATGAACCAAGCCCCACAAAGCGGGTTTGTTTACCGTGTTCCAACCGATATAGTGGAATTACCATCTCAGGGAAGATTTTATCCTGAAAACCACCCTTGGCACAATAAAGAAGAAGTTGAAGTGCGTTATATGACAGCAAAAGAGGAGGATATTTTAATGACCCCCTCTTATATTAAAAGAGGAATTACTTTTGAAAGATTGATTGAGAGTATAACTCTTGATAATATAGATGCCTCTACACTGTTATCTGGCGATAAAAGTGCAATTATAGTGAATGCTCGGAAAAATGCATATGGCCAACACTACGTTGTAGATGTTGTTTGCCCGAATTGTCAAAATAAACAAGAAACAAACATCGATCTCGACGAAGTGGGGATAAAAACCCCTGATCCCGAATTGATCTTTAATGATCGTGGTGAAGTTGAAGTTGAATTGCCAGTTTCTAAAGCAAATGTTACGATGAAGATATTAACTGGTTTAGATGAAAAACAAATAGAAAAAAGAATTCAACAAAAAGTAAAGCATGGGTTACCCGAAGAATTATTGTTAGAAAGATACAGACAAATAATAACAAGTGTTAATAAATCAAGTGATATATTCCCTATCAATAATTTTATTACCACAATGCCACTAAGGGATTCTAAAAAAATACAAGATGTTTATCAAAAACTAATACCTGACGTTTCATATGAATTGAAACACGAATGTGAAAATTGTTCTTACGTCATTCGGGGAGGTCTGCCAGTTGGCCCCGACTTTTTTCGGTTTGACGAGTGAATATATTAATGATGTATATGAGACTATTTTTTATATGAAAGTAGATCATGGGTGGAATTTTTTGGAATTGTACTCAATTCCAGTCGCCCTTAGAAGATGGATAATAAATAAGACAGTAGATTATGTGAAGCGTAAAATGGAGAATGATGAAAAAAGCAGGCTCTGATTCTAATTAATACATGGCAGACATTAAAAAAACAACGGCAGAAGTTGGCGCTCTAAATAAAACGGTGGGAGACACCACCGATGCTTTAAACAGCATGAATATTGCTGGAGCGGCAGCAAAAGTTGCTTTATCCGCTTTAGAGGCCCCTGCCTTAACTGCATATGATAATATATCTCTTTTGGGCAAAGGCGTTGATTCACTTGGCTCTGGATTTACAGACGCATATAAGTCAGTTAAAGATTTTACTGGTGGCCTTGAGGGGTTTACCAAGACTGTCATAGCTTTTACAGACAACCTTGTTAAACTTAGGGCTGGTACACTACAATTTGTCGGCGCTTTTGATCA